AATTGTCCACATTGCATAACATTATGAACATCTCCTTGATTATAATTATCCCTTGCCAATATTATCATTTTAATATTTAATACACGTTCTAATACGCCTATTGCCCAAGTATCTGCCCAAAATTTAGACGTTTTTAATACTTCGCGAAATTTGTCCATGTCATCAATACCATTCATAAATTCTACCTCTTTTATAAGGTTAGATGTTACCTGTTTTTCTTCTTTTAATCTATTATAATCACCTCTTAATGTTTTTGCTTTAGTTACATCATTTCTGCTTTTAATATGGTCTTTGGTTTCTTTAATTGTTTTTACAATCGTCTTAATTTCACCGGTAATTTGTTTTATTTTTGCATTATCTTCTATCATACTTGATTTGTAATTATCAAACATTTCTTTATAATTTTTATAAACCTCTTCATTTGCTTCATTGGCAATAATATTTCTTAAATATGCTACATCAACCTCAACTATATTATTATTCTTATCCTTCATATCAGTATTTTTAAGAGCATCCCTAATAGCAGCAAACAAACAATCACCTCCACCCTCATTATCTTTAAATGTATACTTTTTATCTTTTAAATATCTGGTTACCCAATAACTATTTTCATCAGGTTCATATTCTTCATCATCAGGTACTTCATCTTCAGGTAAAGGTTCAGGTAAAGGTTCGGGTTCAGGTTCGGGTTCAGGTTCAGGTAAAGGTTCGGGTTCAGGTAAAGGTTCTTTTTTTATTGCCTTATCTGATAAATAATCTTTATTAACAAATGAAAAAATTCTAGGAAGACTAACTTTATCAAGATCTAAATCACCATCATCATCATATACATCTGTTATATCATTACCTAATACTTCAAATATACCTATTCTTGATGATATTTTATCTTTATAAGCAAGATAGATTGGAAAATATATTATAGAGGGGTCATTCTCAATATATTCATTTTTTTGCTTACCTAATACAATATCAATATCAACATCATCTACTTGTATTTCATATAAACTTGCTTCGTGATTAATATCATCTTTATATATTCTACTATCTTCATCATAAAATATTGAATTATTAATTAGTGAAACTACCATTTATAATTTAACAAAATATTAATTTTAAATTATAAACAAGTTAAATATTAAATATAATATGCTTCTGTAAATATTTATCAGATTTTAATTCATCTATATAAAACCATAATTCTTTTCGTCTATTAACTACATTTGTATTTAATTCATCTTCCTCAAATTCAACAATTTCTTTTATCAATTCATCTTTTTTCTTTTTAACATTTTTTTTCTTACTTTTTGCATTGGTCTTTGCATTAGCATTTGCATCGGTCTTTGCATTAGCCTTTGAATTGGCGTTTGAATTTTCTATATCATTTAACTTTGTTAATGAAATACTATAATATTCGGCAATTTTGCTTAAATCTGTTATCTTATAATTAGTATCATAAGATAATGATAATGCTAATATTCTATCTTCCATAGAAACTAAATCCATCATTATATCTTGCGAAAAATGTTGCTGCGTAAAATCATTATCTTCAGATGATTTACTACAACAAGAAGAATCTGGTGTTAAAAATTCATCATATATTTCAGAACTGGTAACTGATGTATTATTATTACCTAATTCAGTTATTTCATAATCAATATTGTTATTCATACAGAGCGATATATTAATATATATTAATAAATCTATATATTAATAAATCTATATATTAATAAATCTATATATTTTATCTCTTAAATTCAATCATATCCATATACTTAAATTTAACTTTATTACCCAATCCCTTATTTTGTTTTATATCTAAACTAGTAACATTATTTATACGTTTAATTAAATCATCAAACTGAGATAACTTTTTAATTTCATCATAACCATTAGTATATATTAAAAATATATTTTCACACAATTCTTCTATTTTAACTTTTTCCTTTTCATTTGTTACATCATTATCAATAACATCTTGTAAATTAATTAAAATATCAATAACTTGTTTACTTGTAATAATTTCTTTTTTCATTAAATTAACAATAAATAAACTCATAGATCTTCTCTTCTCATTAGTTTGATTTATTTTACAAAACAAATCATAATTCTCAGTAGGAGAACATGTTTCTATATTATCAAATAATTTAATATATTCGTTAAAACTATTCCTAAATATATTTTCCAAAATATTATAGCAGGTTAAAAGGTCATAATATAATTGAGCGTATAGTTCAGAATAGAATTTATTTGCACTAGCAATATCAAATATAAAATTACACAATTCAGTTAATTTATCTTCATCATGTTGATTATCATCAATAATACTAATAATTTGTGGTTTAATTTTATCATAATTAGTACCTGTTAATTTATTCAATAATGTTCTTACTTCATTAATATTTTTATTTTCTCCTTTCGTAATTTGAGTAGTTTTGAAAGTTCGCAGCATATTCCATTCATTATTCAAATTATTTGTATGATAATCATTATTTTTATTATCATGTTTATTACGTTTTTTAATATTATTATTTCTTGAGAAAATAGGGGTTTTTTGATATGTTGGCGCACCAACCATTTCTGATAATTTATTAATAAGCATCATAGTATGAGTTGGTAATTGATATAAAAACCCATCATTTTCAAAATCATTAAAATCCTCAATAGAGTATCTCATTGAAAATATTGATATATATATACATATTAAGCATTTAAACTATTTACATAAATAATAGTAAATAATAATAACTTAAATATTACTACATAACTATATTAATCATGAGTTCGTTTATACCGAATAATGAAAATAAAAAAGATGTGGATGTGGATGTGGATGTGAATGTTGAAAATGAAGTATTAGGTGCAGACGCAAATAACGGGGATACAGACAGTATTAATAAATTTGAAAATTGGGACAGCGACCTATTAAATCTAAGGCCGAATTTATTAAGAGGTATATATGCCATTGGATTTGAGACTCCAAGTCCTATACAGAAAGAGGCAATTATTCCAGTTACAAAGAAGAGAGATATAATGGCACAAGCCCAATCAGGAACAGGTAAAACCGGTGCTTTTTGTATAGGTTCATTACAAATAGTTGATGAAGGTCTTTCTAAACCCCAAATTTTAATGATATCTCCAACAAGAGAATTAGCATTTCAAACATATGAGGTATTAGAAAAATTAGGAAATTTCATGGAAATTAAAATTCATATGTTAGTTGGCGGAACTTCTATTACAGATGATACCCAGATATTAGAAAACGATGGTCCACAATTTATTGTAGGAACACCTGGTCGTATTCATGATATGATACGACGAAATATATTGAAAACTAGTAGTATAAAATTACTTATTTTAGATGAAGCAGATGAGATGTTATCTATTGGATTTAAAGACCAAGTTTACAGTATTTTTCAAAACTTAAATAATGATATACAAGTAGGGTTATTTAGTGCAACTATACCGGATGAATTAACCACATTAACTGAAAAATTTATGAGAAATCCTGTTAAAATTTTAGTTAAATCAGATATGTTAACATTAGAAGGTATATCGCAATATTATGTTGCTATAGAGGATGATGAACAAAAATATACTACATTAAAAGACATTTTCTCTATAATATCTCTATCGCAATGTATTATATATTGTAATAGCATTAAACGAGTTCAAGAACTATATACCGCTATGATTAATGATAATTTTCCTGTATGTTGTATTCATAGTAATATGGATAAAGGTGATAGAACAAATTCATATAACGATTTTAAATCAGGTAAACACAGAGTATTAATATCTTCTAATGTAACAGCAAGAGGTATTGATATACAACAAGTTAGTACTGTTATTAACTTTGATGTGCCGAAGTGTGCTAGAACTTATTTACATCGCATAGGTAGATCAGGTAGATGGGGTCGTAAAGGTGTCGGTATTAATTTTGTAACAAAGTTTGACATACAAAAGATGCAAAATATAGAACAATATTATTCTACACAAATAGAGGAATTGCCAACAAACTTTCAGGATAATTATTAAATAAATTATTCTATCATTCGTTTTAATTAATTTTTAAAAGTATTTTCACATTTATATTGTTAATAATGTTAAAAAATTTTATTAATTCAACGCTTGAACAATACTCACATTATTCAAATAATTCAAACAATTCAGATAGTTCAGGTAATACAGATAATACAGATAACAAAGATAACAAAGATAATTATAAATGTGATAATATTACAGAAACCTTTAAATTACCTATTTATTACCAATCAGGTAAGAAACCTATTAATAATTATTTAATAGATGATTTAGAATTAACTAGTACAAAAGATGGTTCTAATAATTCTATGTATGATTATATATTTAACCCAAATGATAACTTTAGTAAAAGAATAGCAAATGTATGGTCAGAATATTATGTAAGCGATAAATTATTTCTTGAAGATTCAAAAAGGCTTTATAAAAGATATTCAAAATTACCTGATAATGATAACGAGGAAAACAAAGAAAACAAAAAAGACAAAGAAAATATGGAGAATATGGAGAATATGGAAAATATAGAAGAGGTATGGTCAAGCATTAAAAATGATGATTCGTTTCTTATGAGATATCAATATTTAGAATGGAGTATGTTACAACCATTAAATTCTTCTGCACCATTCTTATTTTTATTAAGTATTTATACTTTATCGTCACCAGTTTTTTCATTTATAACTCCAATATTCTTTTTAATATTACCATTTTTATTATTAAAATCCCAGAAAGTAAACATTACGTGGAGTAAATATTATGAGATATTGAAGCAAATGATTAAACGCAATTCATTAGGAAAAGTTTTAATGGATTTTAATAGCACAAGTTTAAATGAAAAAGGATACTTTCTAATAACCCTTGCTATATATTTCTATCAAATGTATCAAAATGCTATGGTATGCTATAATTTTTATAAAAATAGTAAATTAATTAATTATAAATTAACAACTATACATAATTTTATTAAAAACAATATCAAAAAAACAGACAACCTACTTAGTTATACTAATAATCTAACAACATATAACGGGTTTAATAAAGTTACACTAAGTCATAGAAATAATTTAGAAAAATTTAATAAATATATAGCTGATTTATTACCATTATCTATGAAACCTACAGAAATACTTAAAATAGGTGGTAAGATGAAAGCGTTTTATTTATTATATACTAGAGAAGATTTCAGTAAAAGTTTAAATTATGCGTTTGGTATTTCTGGTTACTTATCAAATATAGAAAACTTACAAAAACAAATCAATAATAGAAATATTAATTTTGTAAGATTTGCAAAATC